CGGGTGAATCTAATTGCTAAAATCGGTCAACAGAAATTTGACTTGCTGAAAGTGAAAGCTGCCGGCACTTCCAAAATGACTGATTTTGAGTACGAACAGCTAATCAAGTATTACAAAACACTTAATAAAAAGTTACGAAAGGAGAAAGGGCTATGAGTTATGTATTACGAGATTACCAACAGAAAGCCTCTGATGCTGCCGTTTCTTTCTTCAATAACAAGGCGAAGAAAACAAATGCTATTATGGTGTTACCTACGGGCAGCGGAAAGTCGCTTATCATAGCGGATATAGCTGCAAGGCTTGACGGTCATACCTTGGTGTTCCAGCCCTCGAAGGAAATACTCGAACAGAATTTCAAGAAACTCTGTTCATACGGTATTCTTGATTGCAGTATCTATTCAGCATCCTTTAACTCAAAGGAGATAAGCCGGATAACATTTGCCACCATCGGCAGTGTGAAGAATCATCCCGAACTGTTTACCCACTTCAAGAACATCATTGTGGATGAATGTCATCTTGTAAACCCCAAAGAGGGAATGTACAAGGATTTTTTTGATGCAGTGAAGTGTAAGGTTCTTGGGCTGACAGCAACGCCATACCGTTTAAGCTCCAGTCGTGATTTCGGCTCCATGCTGAAATTTATCACTCGGACAAAACCTCATGTCTTTTCAGAGGTCATTTATCATGTACAGGTATCAACCCTATTAGATATGGGCTACTTGGCGAAGTTGGATTACTATTCAATGAATCCTTCAGGGTGGAATGAACTTAACTTGAAAGTAAATACTACTGGTGTCGACTATACGGATAGGTCAGTTCAAAAAGAATATGAACGGATAGGCTTCTACGGTTATCTCGTTCATATCGTCCAAAGGCTGATGAATCCCAAAGCCGGAGGAAAACGGAAGGGTATTTTGGTCTTTACCCGTTTTTTGAAAGAAGCGGAACGGTT